AAAAATAAAATTATATAGTATTATCACGATAATAGAGATAAAAACTATGGTTAATACCGTCCACATGGTATAAGCTCTTTTGTAAATTTGTTCGTTCGCTTTTATAAGTTTATAAATATTGATGATTAACAAAATAATATTTACAATTAGTAAAATTAATAGGCATTCAATAACGAATGTCATCATCTACGACTCCTTTGGACTTACTGTCTTTTTTCATCAATTTCTCTGGCGTATTTTTGTAATTTTCTGCGTGTTTTTATAATACTTTCTTTTTTAGGACGTGACTTCCTAAAAACATTACCTCTGTTAGTTCTCACAGTATAAAAAATTTTCCTCAGTTTAACTTGATAATTAATTATTTTCATTCTACATTTCTCCTTTAAATATTTATATTAAAGCGTCACTAGGTCGCTTATTAATCAAAAATTTGGTAGTTATAAATAACCTTACCTATAACTTCTATTTCATCAATTGAATCTAAATCATAAGAATTAGTTTTGAATTCATCTGAATAACTAACTGGATCTAAATGTAATTTAGTTTCAGTACGTCTAACACGTTTTACTGTATACTCTCCACCTAAACGAAGAACTAGAATATCATTACTATTTAATTTGTAATCTTGATTAATTCTATAGTCATGCACGATTATGTATGATCCGTTAGCCAAGATTTTGTTCATGCTATCTCCATTTACTTGCAAAGCAATACATTCACTAGGTTTGCGACCATTGAATGCTTTATCTGGTACATCAAAGTCTTTAGTTTCATCTGTAACCATTTCGAAATTACCAGCAGAGACTTTACCATAAAAAGGGACTTGATAGTATTGATGGATTGTTTCTAACGGAACTATATCATCTTCTAAACCAATTAAGTAATCCATGCTTACACCAAAATAAGTAGCTAATTGAGATACTGTTTTTGCTATAGGTTCTGATTTGTCGTTTTCCCAATTAGATAATTTACCTTTAGTAAAACTGTTCTTTTTATCTTTAGCAGGAAATTGTTCGTGTAACTCATCGCTTAGTTGTTGCAAAGTTAAACCTTTTTGCTTTCTTAATTTTCTTATTCTATCTCCGAAAGTCATTTGTTTTAACTCCTTATCGTTAATTTTCCTTACAAGAATAATATACACTATGTGTTGTTTATTTACAACACATATATATAGGAAGAAATAAAAAAGTTATAAAAATACGACAAAAGTATTGCGAAAGACTACTAGTTCATGTATTATAATAAACAAGTCGTAAAAACACGACATAGAAAGAGGTGACATAATGAGTGGTTACAACAAATTAAAAGGTTTGTTAACAGAAAGAAATATCAAAAATAAAGATTTAGCTGAACTACTTGATATTCATAGAATTACTGTTAACAAAAAATTAAATAGAACTGATGGTAATGATTTTTCTATGACGGAAGTTAGAAAAATTTGTTTGTACTTAGATATTAGTGCAGACATATATTTTTTAACTGAAAGTCGTGAAAATACGACAAAAGAACATCAAACAACTTAATAGGAGGAAACCACATGCAAGATTTAAAACCAATTAAAAAAGCAATCATTCTATATGCTGCTGTAACAGTTATAGAACAATTGCTTAATCGACCTAAGAATCTTTCAGAGATTTAAGAGTAGAATAATAAGATTTTAAGAACTCATTTATTTCTTTAGGAGAAACAGGTTTAAGACTAGGGGCGCCATTTTGCAACTTATGATTAGTAACCATATCAATAGTAGCAAGTGTTAGCTCAACCGCTAGTTCCTTATCAGTTTTAGCCATAAATTCAAACCTCCTTTCATAAAGAGATAAGTAAAGTATACCAGAAAGGAGCATACGAGATTGAACGAATTACAACTTAGCAATGACTTAACCACAATAGAAACAGAAATCAAGAGTTACCAAAATATTGCTGGTCAATCTATCTTTGAGATTGGTCGTAGATTGAAACACGTGAAAGAAAATGACTTAGCGCATGGAGAGTTTGGTAAGTGGCTTGAAAAAGTGAACATATCTAAAGATTATTCAGCTAAATATATAAAGGTTTTTGATGAATTTGATAATTCAAATTTCGCAACGTTACGAAATATTGGTATATCAGCTCTACATGAAATCGCTAGTTTGCCAAAACCTGAACGTACCAAAGAACATACTACTTCAAAAGGAGAACTTAAAACTCCAGATGAAATGACAGTTCGAGAATTACGAGAGTTAAAGAAACAACTCAAACAACGCGACGAACAAAACGCCCAACTCCAATCACAAGTAGAACAAGCACAACGTTCAGAGTCAATTGCACGTAAGCAATTAGAAGATGAACAGAATAGAGAACCAGAAGTGATTGAGAAGTACATTGAACCAGAAGATTATCAACAAACGAAAAATGCACTCGATCAATCAAGACACCAACAAAAGCTCATTCAACAACGTAATGAGAAGTTAGAAAAAGACATCAAGGAAATAGAACAACGCAGAGATGAAGTGAGTGAGAAGTCGCAGAAATATGATGAATTGAATAAAGCGTTAGGCGATATGAACAGAAAACTAGATGATGGACAACGCAGATTAAAAGCACAAAAAGAAGTGTATGACCTTGTTAAAAAAGGCGAGGCACTTATCAAAGAAATAGCGCCAATGACTTACTTTATTCATGATGAATACATTTTAAGTAATGAATATGCGATTAAGCCTATTAAAAAGATAGCAGATGATTTACTCGATTTATCAAAAAAATTAAACCAACAACTTAACAAAGGAGATGTAATCGATGTCTAAAAATTTAATCGATATCAGTAGACGACAAGCAGACCAATTAGTGCAGCAAGCAGAATTTAGCAGAGAACTTTTTATCAAAATGGAAGAGCACGATAAAAAAATGAAAGAACAAGATGAAAAAATGAATGAGTTTGAAAGCAAAATGATTGATACGGAAAACAGACTCAATAAACGTATGGAAGAAAATGAAAAAAACAACGTATTAAGTCGTGGTGAAGGAAAGTATATTCAATCAAAAGTAGGAGAGCACTCATATTATTTAACCGACCAATTTTTCAAAGAGCATGTATCTAAAGAACTTTACCATAAAAAACGCTGTCACTTTATTCAAGGTATTTATTCGACACTTAATAGACATTTCAATTCAATTACTTACACAACAATTAGACATGTCGACTTCGAAAAAGCTATGGAATTTATAGGAAATCTAGAATTAGTAAATATGCCACCTCATTTTTTAAGACTTACAGACAAACAAATAGATACAGCAGAAAGACATGGAGATTACGGCATTTTGGAGAGACTAGCTTAACCCACAATCGAACAAACAACTTAAAGGAGGAAGATATGAACATACAAGAGGCAACAAAGTTAGCTATGGAAAGAGGTAAACCAATTTATCGCTCATCTGAATACGAAACATTTAGAAAACCAGGAGACAACTTAGAACTTTTACCTACAAATAGTTATGGATACGTAGTTGTAAAGCCAAGGCAAAAAGCCTTCTATCCATTGTGGCAACCAATGGCAGAAGACTTATTAGCTGATGATTGGGAAGTGGTGGGTCTAAAAAAGAATTAACTTTTTCAATTCGTTAATCCTTTTTAGAACTTTATTTAGATTCTTTGTATAACGATTTTGCATTTCAGCTATAGCTAATGGTTCAAGTATAAATTCCGGATAACCATCCATTGTGGGTTTCGGTGTATTTAAATAGCCGTGGTTTGACAGTTCCATTAAAGCTAAATGAAAATCTTCTGAATTTATACCAATAAAGTAATTATCACGAACACTATGTTCATCTTCAAAATATCTTGCTTCTCTTTTGGTTTTACCATCTTGAATATCGTCTTCATAACAACGATAAAGTTGAAGTAAAACAAACTCAGCTTCATTAGTAAGCACAGTATCACCTCCTCATAAGGAGTATAGCAAAAAGATAAATTTATATATTTTAACCCACAATCGAACAAACAATTTAAAGGAGGAAATGGAATGAAATATTTAAATCTAATCAAAAAATCACTCTTAATAGCAACTACTGTAATAGTTACTAAAAAGGTGCTTGATAGAAAAGGACCTAAAGTTATTCACCAATTAAACATTAATACTAAGGATTTAGAAGTTAAACAATTAAAGATAAATAAAGCTATTAGAGAATTAGAAAAATCTAAAAACACGATTGATGAATTAATTGATGAAGGTATACCATTCGAGACTACTTTCTAACAAAATCGAGTTTACATCTTGGACATTTATTGTGTTTCTTCTTGGTCATAATTTTCATGCGTTTACCACAATTAGGACAAGATGTCTCGATGGTCATATGATCCTTAGCCATATGCAACACCTCCCTTCGTAAAGGGATAACAACATTATACACGAAAGGAGCACCTAAGATGACGCAAACTTTAACCGTATCTGTCCCAATACCAGACACACACGTACTTGTTGCTAAAGATGAATACGATGAGTTAATAAATTACTCACTAGATCCAGTTTGGGACTTAAAAGAATTGAAACGCAAATTAAAAATGTCATCTGACGACACTATTAAAGACAGATTACTATTCAATCCGAAATTTGAGAAATTACTTAAAAAGCAAGGCATCGCACACTATCCAGATGAAAGTTTAAATCGTTGGAGATTCAACGCTAGAAAGATGAATAAATTCATCGAAGAACATTTCGAAGAAATACATGGAAAGGGGAGATAAAAATGAGCAAACTACAACTCATTAAAATAGCACTCCTAACAGCACTTTTGGTCGAGGAAGTTAGGAATGCTAGAAAAATTAAAAATTATAAAGTTCGAATGGAAATAACAAATTTAAATGAACTTAAAAAAACTTTGAATGAGACAAAAGAAAAACTGAAAGAGTTTACTCCCAATTTAAATCAAGTGTAATAGTTGACCCGCATTTGGGACATTTACCTTTACCATTTTTAAATGAAATCTTTCGATTTTTATCACATTCAGGACAAACAATTTCATGTTTATCATTCATAGCTTGTTTAGAAACTTCTGATTTCATATCTTTTTCAAGATTTCTAAACATCTTATCGATATCACGTTTCATGCTCATTGTCATTACACCACCCACTATCGCAGTAGCGATAAAAGGATTATATCACGAAAATTTATTTAGAAAGGAGGTTTACCAATGAACAAATCATTCTTAATCGCATTACTATCATGGATTGTACTATCACTAGCACTTACATTTGCAGGTATCTACTTCACAACTGCATTAGGTCTCGCAATGTTAATTAGTATCGCAGCATTTGTATTTTTCGAATATGAGTTTTTTCAAATAAAAAAAGACTGAATGCTAACGGCAATTAGCAAACAGTCAAAGCAAACAGTCACATAATTTAACTACTATTAATGTATCACGGAGGTACAAATGAAACAACATAAATTTAAACGAATGGCACGTGACTTGATGGATTTGATACCAAACAATCGTTTTCAAGTCGACTATAAATACGATGTTATTTGGTTCTCACATTATCATACAAACGGTGTGAGCGTTCTTCAAATAGACAACACAATTCATTCAGAAGGTGAAATGCTAACCAATTTTGAACTAGCTAAAAAAGTAATCAAAGGAGAGTGTTTGATAGATGAAAGAGACAGTGACTTATCTCATCAAACTTAAAGATGTTGATGATGACATATATATCACTAATCGACCTAGCGAAAATTTTCCAGATATTAAATATTCAACTAACAGACGAGACGCTAAAGATTTTGACGGTATGGATAATGCAGTGATTGACATGACAAAGCATAAAGCAATTAAAAAGACAGTAACTGAAACAACTGAATATGAGGAGGTTGAGTATGAATAAATCAGAATCGATAACCGAACTTAATAAAGCATTAGCTAACTTCCACAAAGAAGTAAAACAGCCAATGAAAGACGCAAACAACCCGTTTTTTAAAAGTAAATACGTGCCACTTGAGAATGTTGTTGAGGCAATCGATGATGTAGCACCAAAACATGGTTTCACGTACTCACAGTATCCAGTGACAACAGAAAACGGACTAGTAGGAATATCAACAGTGTTACTACATGAAAGTGGCGAATTCATAGAATTTCCACCTGCAACAACTAAACCAGATAAGAATACGGCACAAGGTGTAGGTTCAGCATTAACATACATGCGTCGTTATTCATTAAGTGCAGTATTCGGAATTACGAGTGATCAAGATGATGACGGTAATGAGGCTAGTGGCAAGAATAATAAAAATAAACAAACACAGCCACAAAAAGCGAGCAGTCAAACCATAGGGACATTAAAAAAAGAAGTTATCAACTTCACGAATTTAATTAAAGGTACTAAAAATGAAGCGTCACAAAACGTTGTTGAGCAACGATTTGGAGTTAAAAACTACGATCTAACAGAAAATGAAGCAGTACAAATAATCAACAAAATACAAAACAATGCAAAAAAAATAAGCGGAGGTAATGACTAATGTTAAACAGAGTTGTATTAGTAGGAAGATTAACGAAAGACCCAGAATTTAGAACAACGCCAAATGGTGTAAGTGTTGCGACTTTTACACTAGCAGTAAATCGTACATTCACAAACGCACAAGGAGAACGTGATGCAGATTTTATTAACTGTGTAACTTTTAGAAAACAAGCAGATAACGTAAATAGATTTTTATCAAAAGGTTCATTAGTTGGTGTTGACGGAAGAATGCAATCTCGTAGTTATGAAAATCAAGATGGTAAACGCGTATTTGTTACTGAGGTAGTTTGTGATAGCGTCCAATTTTTAGAACCAAAGAACAATAACCAACCTAATAGCCAACCCCAACAACAAAGCAGACAAGCTCAAAGTGGTAATAATCCTTTTGATAACGGTGCAGATATCTCTGATGACACGTTACCGTTTTAGGACGTGGTTAAATGGCTTTAATCAAAAGTTACATCACTCAAGATGACGGCACGACAACTGTTGTCATTGAAGGTGTGGAGTTAGGAAATAAAGAAACTCTACTACTCGATAATGGACTAGAAGTTGAAGTCGATGTGCAAGTCGTAGACCCTTTCAAAATCACTGACAAACAACGCAGAAAGATATTTGCACTTGTAAAGGACATAGAGGCTCACACAGGCTCGCCGATGGACTACATGAGACATTTGTTCATCGAATACGTTCGGACTTACTACGGCTACGACAAACGCATTTCGTTAAGTGACTGTACACGTACACAAGCAAGTCAAGTTATAGAAGTAACATTGGATTGGATATTTCACAATGATATACCACTTAACTATAAAACAAGCGACCTACTAAAAAATGATAGAGCATTTCTTTATTGGTCGACGGTCAATCGTAACTGTGTCATATGTGGCGTTCCTGGTAGTGACTTAGCACACTATGAGTCAGTAGGTAGAGGAATGAACAGGAATAAGATGAATCACTACGATAAACACATATTGGCGTTATGTAGAAAACATCATAACGAACAACATGCGATTGGTGTTAAGTCATTTGATGATAAATATCATCTTCATAAAAGCTGGATTAAAGTTGATGATCGTCTTAATGCAATGTTGAAAGGAGAGAGAATGTATGAAAAAAAGTGACCATATCATTTATTTATCGATACTGATCCTAAATTTAATAGCGATTGTTCTTTCAATTGTTTCTCTTTGTAATTAGTAATATAAACACCTTTACTAGTATAAATTTCAAAATTATAAACATCTAATATTTTCTCTAAATCAAAAACTATAAAACTCTTATGAGAAGCATAAGGATTTAAATTGATTGGTAACATGGTACTTTCGTTTCTAATGTGCTTTGTTTTAGTTAATAGCACTTTGTTTTGAATACATTCAAACTTAGAATTTTTAGATTCATCAATTAAGAGAATTTTAGTAACCGAAACTGGATTTTTAGTTTCGTTCACTAAATTCAATTCAAACACATTTCTTTCTCCTAAAACAAAGTGGTTTTTTAGGTCTACTGAAATTTTTAATTGATTTTCTTTGTAGTCATACCAATATTTATAAGCTGTTAAACATAAAGAAATAATTGAAACTATTAACGCAGTTATAGAAATCCAATTCAATTTATATCACCTCAAAAAAATATTATACCAGAAAGGAGTAAAACAAAATGAAATCAAGAATGATTACGCTTGAAGATAGAATGCGTATCGCTCATAGAATAAATAGTTTAAGAATGAATGAAAAATTATCACAAGTTGAATTTGGAGAACGTGTGGGAGTTGGACGCATAGCAGTTAATCGCTGGGAGAATAGATGGCAATTACCACCGATGAAAACTGTTAGGAAAATAGCAGAAGAATACAATACAACTTCAGAATGGATATTGTACGGGGAGTGAGAACAATGGTTAAATCAATATTTTTACAAGATGGAGAAGAAATTTTTGTTGATGATGATGATTACGAGAGAGTGAATCAACATATTTGGCGCAAATATTTTAAAGGTAATACAAGATATATCCATACTAAAATCGGAGTTAAAAGAAAGGACATTTTGTTAACGACATATATACAAAATGGCAGTTTTCAAAAAAATAAAAACAACGATTTTACTAAGAATAATTTAACTACAAAAGGTAGTCGATCAAGATGGGGAAAACCGAAAAGTAACGGTTCTTCTAAATACAAAGGAGTGAATTGGCGGAAAGACACTAATAAATGGGTTGCAAAAATAAATGTTGAAGGTAAACAAAAGCATTTAGGATTTTTCGAATCGGAAGATATGGCAGCTAAATCTTATAATCGGGCTGTTGATGAATTTTGGGGAGGTAATGGATTTAAAAACATTATTGGCAATGACTCACGTCAAAAAAGAGACTATTTCCCCCATAAAGGATTTAACAATACAAGAAATACAAATAAATATGGTTACAGAGGTATTGGTAATCATACAGATATGCCTTCTAAGTTTTCTGCTAGAAAAAAATATAAAGGAAAACTATATAGCACAGAATACTTCGACAGTAGAGAAAAGGCAGCTTTAGCATATAACAAAATAGTTGTTTTTCTATATGGATCTGATGCCATTTTAAATAAAGTGTCTATAACTGATGAACTCAAAAAATTCATAACTAACTGGGAAATACCAGATAAGATAAAAGCGCTAAAAGAGGGTGCTGATGATGAATAACAGAGATTACATTTCATCAATTATTACTCAATTCAGTGGCCAAAACAACATTATTCCTATACCTGCCATATATCTAAAAATTACTGAGGATTATCCAAGTGCCGCATTACTAAATCAAATGATTTATTGGTCTGATAGAACAAGTAGGAAAGATGGCTATTTCTATAAATCTTACAATGAATGGTTCGAAGAGTTGCATCTTACAGAATATCAAGTAAGACGAGCAACGAAGAAATTAAAAGGATTAGGTTTTGTTGATACAGCACTCAAAAAAGCTAACGGCGCACCTACTTTACACTACAAAGTCGATACTAAAGAAGTTTCAGAATGGATTCTTAAGAAACTTAAGAATGGAAACTTAACAAACTTAAGAATGGATAGTGAAGAAACTCAAGAATCTTTAACAGAGATTACTACAGAGAATACAACAGAGATTACTACAAAAGATATATTGTCGGGCAACCCGACTGTTTCTCCGATTCCCTATAAAGAAATTATTGGTTATTTAAATGAAAAAGCAGGCAAACAATTTAAACATAATACCGGTAAAAGCAAAAGATGTATTGAAGCAAGATGGAATGAAGATTTTAGATTAGATGACTTTAAAAAAGTGATAGATATAAAAACATCAGAATGGTTAGGAACAAGCCAAGAAAAATATTTACGACCCGAAACATTATTTGGCACTAAATTTGAGGGATATCTCAATCAAGAAACTAATACACAACCTAACAACCCGTACGCTAACGCATTTGAAAATGCACAACCATTGGATATGGAAAATCTACCGTTCTAAAGGAGTGATTAAATGGAGGCTTTCCAGAACCTAGCAAAACAAGCAGGTTTTAGAAATAAAATAGTTAAACAAGAGTTTGAATTACATTGTAAAGATTGTGGTCGTAAATATGACTACTACGAATTTGATAATGGGCAAGTGGTCAAAGATGGTTGTGACTGCGACATGATTGCACTAGCCAAAGAATCTACAGAAAATTATCGAAAGAAACAACGTAAGGCAAAAGCAGAGAAGATATTTAAGCAATCGATAATTAACGATAATTTAGCTCAAGTAACTTTTGATAACTACGAACCAACATCAGAAAAGCTAAAATATGCTAAAGGTTTGTGCCAAAGGTATGCCCAAAATTTCACATTAGATAATAAACAATCTCTATTGATTCAAGGGTCATTTGGTACAGGTAAGTCACATTTATCTATGAGTATTGTAAAAGAAGTTAAGGCAAAAGGTTACACAGTGCTTTATATGAACGTACCTCAGCTCATTTCCACAATTAAAAATACCTACAACAACAACAGAAATGGTATGACTGAACAAGAGCTAGCACAAATTATTAGTGATGTTGATCTAATGGTATTTGATGATTTTGGTATCAACATGAATGAATTTGCAACAAGTAAGATGTTCGAGTTAGTCGAAAGCAGAGTAGGTAAACACAATATATTTACAACTAACCTAGATGAAAAAGAAATGACTAGAAATAAAGATATGCAACGTATATTTAGCAGAATTATGAGTAATACAACGCTAATCAAAATGGACGGTCAAGATTACAGAACAAGGGGGCTTAAATTTTGATTACATTACAAGAAATCAAACAAAATCTTGAGTGTTCCGATGTGTATGCTCAGAAACTCATAGACGACTCACAGGGCGACGAAAAGAAGTTGGAAGATACTTACTATAGAAAACTTGCAGAACGTCTTATACGTCCTGCTGTTGTCGAATATTAGGAGTGTTATAAATGGCAAAGGAAAAATATTACCTATATAGAGCTGATGGCACAGAAGATATTAAGGTCATCAAGTACGAAGATAACACCAATGAGGTTTATTCGCTCACAGGAGCCCATTTTAGCGACGAAAAGAAGATTATGACAGATAGTGAGCTAAAACGATTTAAGGGCGTGTATGGGCTTTTATATGAGCAAGAACTAGGATTACAAGCGAATCTATTCGAATATTTGTAGAGGTGGCATATGGAAATAGAAATTAAATTTAATGAGACGTATAAAGCGCCTATTGGGTCGCCACGGCCACGATTTCGAAATGCTGGTAGATTTGTACAAACTTACATGCCGACGTCATATACAAAGCATAAGGCATATATACAAGAACAAATGCCCAAATTATTAACTGATAAAAATTTGAAAGTGTCATTGTATTTTTACTTTGAACCACCTAAAAGTTGGTCCAAGAAAAGAAAGTTGATTGCATTAGGCACATATAAACGTACTAAACCGGATGTAGATAATTTGATTAAAACAGTATTAGACGCTGCAAATAACCATGTGTGGCAAGACGATAATCAAGTAGTGCATATAGACAGTTACAAGATGTATGCCGAAGAATCGAAAATTGTCATGGTCATAAAGGAAGTGGACTAATTGGAACACAGAGAAGAAACCATCGAAGTTGAAGCAAAACTAAAAGTGCGTGTGAAGTACTCTGTTTGGATCAATAACAGAATCACTACAGAAGAAGAACGCGAACGACTTTTAGATTTAATCGCAAAGAACCCAGAAAAAGAATTGATGCATGAAGATTTAGAATTGATTGAATTAGTAGAGGTGGAGTAAATGGTTAGAACGGTTGGAAGATATAGAGATGAATTTGGCGACATATACGTCCCGTTATCAATCAATTCGACAAAGATTGATGTACCTATAGAGATTTATGAAACAGCTATCAATAATGGTTTAAGTGATTATGACATTAGACGACGTATTATTGAGAATGGTTATAAACCAACATATTTCATAGCTAGACCTATAAATGCTGATAAAGGCGCTATGAAGTTAGAAATTGAAGATAGGGAACGCGAGCAAAGAATAGCTACAAGAGAAGAACAAGAATTACGTAGAAAGAAACCACACTTGTTCAACGTACCACAAAAACACAAACGCAGTATATACGCTAGATCGTTAGAAAACAACTTAATCGCCAGAGTTAAAACCGACTCTTACGGTAGAGTGCAAAGGGGATAAGCAAATGGAATTACATGAATTAAAACCAGGTGATGACATTTGGTTCAAATATCCAAACGCAACCAACTCATTTCCTGCAGTGGTGGAAGAACTCCATTACAACTTTAAAGGCAAACCATACCTAAAAGTACGAGTAGGTAGTGAATTAGTAGTGATAGACGATAAATACGACATAGTAAAGGTGTAGATGACAATGACAATTATTAGTAATCAGAAAGTGGATATGGTTAAACAACCACCGCATTACACATATGGCGACATTGAAATTATAGATTTCATCGAACAAGTAACAGCTCAGTACCCACCAGAATTAGCATTTGCAATCGGGTCGGCAATTAAATATATCGCTAGAGCAAATCATAAGAACGGTAAGGAAGATATCGACAAAGCGAGATGGTACTTGCAACGCGTATTTGATAAGTGGGACACAAACAATGACAACTAGCACATACGAACTATCGTCAACGATCAACCAGAGATATAGATACAACACTAAAGGCAAGATGCCTACACAGATTAATCGTGAATTACGTGAAAAAGGTGTCCAGGGCTTTGTAATTAAATTAGGTAGCAATAAAGTCGTGATGAAAGTATTAGAAGAACATAAACACAGTAACAGGGAGTGTATGAGATGAATATCAAAAACCAACTATACACATTTAAAGCAACATGTACCAATGTTGTTGACGGGGACACGATAGATATAGATATAGATTTAGGGTTTGAAACATTTGCTAAAAGGCGTGTCAGGTTACTCAATGTTGATACACCAGAGAGAGGACAAGAAAATTATAGTAAAGCTACTAACTTTACTAAGCAATGTGTAGAAAATAAGAAGATATATGTTCAGACGTATAAAGATGACGCTTTCGGAAGATATTTAGCCAATGTCTTTTATGATACAGGTAATGAGATACGTTCGTTGAATGATGATCTGCACATTAACCAATTAATCAAACCTAATTCGAAATGGAATGAAAGCAATGAAAGATAAAAAGGCATTCCTTAACCAGTATTTCGGTACCAAGCGTTACTTGTACCAAGACGATAAAAGAGTGGCGCATATGCACATAGTAAATGATGTGTATTACCTACACGGTCATCACAAGACGAAATGGTCAGGTATTAAGTTGACGTTTAACAATGAGCAAGAGTTTAACGAGTATATTAAGCAACACGGATTAAGTTTGGAAGATGAAAGACAACTAACTTTATTTTAGGAGGTTGAGTAATGAAAATAGAGGAATTTCAACGACTTGGTAAAAATGTAAAGGTTATTATTAGAAAATTTACAGAAAATCCCGGAAAATTTGCAAGTGTAGTATTACAAATGTACTGGGATATTGAAAAAGAACGCGATTCATACAAACAACAACGTGACGAACTCATTAACGATATAGCTCAGTTGCGTGAGCGTAATGTAGAGTTCGAAGAAAAATTAGATAAAGAAATTAAGTTGAGTTATGAAATAGAAAAGAATTTATATGAGACATCTAAAGAGCATGATGAGTTAATTAAAAGCAATGCAAGCGTAATAAAATACAACGCAGAGTTGGAGAAGAAAGCAAAAGCGTTTGATGAGATAGCATTAACTGTATTATCTGAAGATAACGATGTAATAAAAAATATGAATAACACAGTAACTAAAATAGTTATTAATAATTTGGAGCGTGAAGAGTGATGAGAGCAGAAAAACATATGCAAATGATGCAGATGTTGCAAAACTGCGTAATTGAAAAATATGTATCACATGATGAATACGAAGAGTTAGTAGCTAGAGATAAACATGGCAACAAAATGTTTATTAAATTTTATCCAAACGAGGAGGAACAAAATGACTAACCGTGAACAGATTGAGCAAGCCATTATTAGTGCGGGGGCGTATAACGGCAATGACACAGAAGTGTTGTTGGCGGAAGTGAAGAAGTTATACCACGCTAAATACACTGTAGTGGAATTGATTGACTTTTTAACTTCTGAAGAATTAAATAGCAAAACACATAAAGAAACTATAAAAACCATTGCGGACATAATAATTAAACACGGCGATAAATTAAAAAGTGATGAGGAGGAACAAAATGACTAATCAATTAACAGTAGATCAATTAGTAAATGCAGTAGAACAATGGAGTATCGATAAAGGACTAAACAATGGCAATAGCTTTACACAATACGCTAAAAGCTCCGAGGAGATGGGTGAGGTTGCTGCTGCACTATGCAGAGACAACACAGACGCTCTCAGAGACGGTATAGGAGACGTTGTTGTTACTTTAGTGATATTGGCCCAACAAAATAATATGACGTTACAGGAGTGTTTAGAACAAGCTTATGGAGAGATTAAAGACAGAACAGGAGTTATGTCAAAAGACGGGAGCTTCATCAAATCAGAAGACATCGAAGGATAAAGATATTCTGACTAAAATTCGGGAGGTGCTGGGGAAGTGAGTGTATTAGCGTTAGGAGTAATTATAATTTTAGGTATGACATTAGAGTTTTTAATTAATCATAAATTTACGAATGCAAGGATGGAAAGACTAGCTGAATTAAGTTGTATTGTTTTAACGCTAACAATATTAGCTGTTGGATATAAGTATAACGAGTGGTTATTTTCTATATTGACTATGTTTACTTTGGTAGTAAGCAGGGTTAGAAAAATCAATTTAGGTGAGGAGTGATTTCATGCAATTCCTAATCACAACATTCACAGATAGCTCAGGTATACAACACAAACATGCGACTAAAGCTAGAGAGAATCAAACGTTTACGGTGGTTGAGGCAGAGAGTAAAGAAGAGGCAATGAAGATATTTAAAGACAAAAAACGTAGAGAAGAATTCATTCGGGGACTAAGGGATTTAAAACTAGTAACTAGCAGAACGAGATTAGATGTTTTTAATGAGGAGGCAGACAATGATTAAACACATTTCAAAACTAATATTCACACTAGCAATGTATGAGTTAGGTAAGTACGTGACAGAACAATTATTAATTAAATATACATCTAACGATGATATAGAAGCGCCACAGGATTTTACGCAAGATGATCATATCCATTTGAACGCGGAGGTATCTGACTAATGTGGATAATCATATCAATACTATTAGGTGTTGTTTGTCTCATCTCTCTAGGTGTACAACACGAACAACGGAAAGAATTAGAAGAATATAAATATGCTAATGCTTACATGAACGATTACATTGTTAGATATATAGATGAGAAACGTAAGTAGTGGAGGTAGTTTTATGACATTTGGTGATAACCTTAAAAGAATTAGAAAGAAAATGAAGCTTACTCAACAAGAGATGGGAGATAAAATGGGGATAAGCCAATCGTACTTGTCAGACATGGAGAATAGTAGGAAGTGCCCAAGTGTGAATACAGCGTTATTAACTGCAAAGAGATTGAATATATCGGTAAAGGAATTAGTTAACGATGATATAGATATGACTAATTGTAATAAGTAATGGAGGTAGTAGATGCATACACGTGACGAAGTAAGAAACATGATAGACAATTATAAGTGGATGCGTAATATTATTGAAGCACAGGTATATGATGCAGACAGTACATCTACTGCACAATATGGTATAGAAGCAGTAATGCCTAAAGCCAAAGGCGGAACAGGTGATAAAGTATTAGTTAAAGTTTTAGATAGGAATAGAGAGTATCGACGTAATGTTAAGCTACTTAATAAACTACAGTTCATAGATAAGTATGAGGAGTATGTAACTAATGAGATGAACTATCACATACTTCAATTAATTAAGATAGGCATCAAGCACAAGACTATCATGGAGCTCATGGAGATAAAGAGTAAGTCAACATTCTATGGATGTGTGAATGAAATAGTTAATGTATACATGGATGCACAACAAGGTCACTATGATTAATCGAACCAATCGAACACATCGAACCATTCGAACCATGTGTGCATTAGTGATATCAATAACATTATACTAGAGGCATACGATACGAATACATGAGGCACATCACATAGTGGTGTGTCTTTCTTTGTTATATAAGAGGTTTAACTATGGAAGATTACAATGAATACAAAGAACGTAAACGATTCTACAATAGTAAATCTTGGGAAGATGTTAGACAACAAGTGTTGAAACGTGCTCACTATGAATGTGAATGGTGCAGTAAAGAAGGTAAAGTGACGACTGATAATTTAGAAGTGGACCACATTGAAGAATTACAGGATAGACCAGATTTAAAATTAGAGCCTGATAATCTGCGTCTACTCTGTAAAGCTTGTCATAATAAAAGACATCAAAGGTTTCAATATGGTGGAAATCAATTCAAACCAAAAGAAATTAAATGGAAAGATGAACTTTGGTAAAATCATACGCCCCCCGGTAAAATCATTTCCCAATTATTTCCCGATAGGGAGAACGGCGTGAGGGCTCGATTTCGCAAGTTTTCATAATTATTTCATATGTAACCCTAACCCCCGCCCAATAAAGTAGAAAGGAGTGAAGTCAATGCAATTAACTGCAAAACAACGCAAAGAGCGTGAAAAGTTAGTCGATAAAGAAGAAAAAAGGCTCCATGCCATCTTCAAAGATATCCCACAAGAAAAACAGAATGTAGTTCAAGGACTTATCATTCAAGCAGCACGTATGCGAGTGATGTTGAACTATATGTGGGAAGATATTCAAGAGAATGGCGAATACGACATGTTCCAACAATCTCAAAATGTACCTGCCTATGAGCGTGAACGACCAATTGCTCGTTTGTACAATACACGTGACCAATCTTATCAACGTGTGATGAAACAATTAACCGATTTATTACCGAAAGACGCCAAACCGATTGAAACCGACGAACCAGTAGATGATTATGTATGATTCGTAACAAATATGTAGATGAATACATTCAACAATGGCGTGACGGTAAAATCATTTTAAATCAAGAACGTATTGATCTAATTAACTACTTAGAAAATCATGTTTTAGTGAAAGATAATATATACTTTGATGATGAAAAGATAGATAAGTGTATCAGATTCATTGATAAATGGTACTTTCCAGTACAAGCCTTTCAGAAATTCATCATTGCTTTTTTGTTCTTGATGGATGAAGAGTTAGATACTCCATATTTCACAGAATTTGCTTTATTCATGGGGCGTGGTGCAGGTAAAAATGGTTTCATAAGCGCAATTAGTGATTTCTTCACTACACCAATACATGGTATTAAGAAATATGACATTTCAATTGTTGCAAACAGTGAGGACCAAGCGAAAACATCATTTAATGAAATATATAATACTTTGCTTGAACATAAACGAAATAAAGTAGCAGAAAGACCTAAAGCACCTTATGAAGTAAGTAAAACTGAAATTAAAAATAGGTCTACGCAATCGATAATCAAATATAATACTTCAAATACGAAAACTAAAGATGGTGGACGTGAAGGTTGTGTCATCTTTGATGAGATAGCTATATATGAAACGGCTGATATGGTTAACGTTAAGCGTGGTGGATTAGGTAAAGTGCCTCATGATAGAACATTCTATATCTCAACTGATGGTTTTGTCCGTGAAGGTTTTATGGATGGTATGAAAGATAGGATCTTAGAAGTCTTAGCAGGTAATAATTCAGAAGATAGAATATTCCCGTTTTATTGTAAACTCGACGACCCTAAAGAAGTTGATGATGAAACAATGTGGGAGAAAGCTAATCCTATGTTGCATCCGCCATTAACCAGTTATGCCAAAAACTTAAAGCGTAAAATTAAAGAAGAATATAACGTGTTACACATCAATCGTTCAAACAAACCGGAATTTATGACAAAACGAATGAACTTACCAGAAGTTGATGAAGAAAAAGTTGTTGCGCCGTGGGAAGAAATCAAAGCTACGAATAAACCTTTACCTAATCTCGAAAATAAAGCCTGCATTGGAGGTCTTGACTATGCATTAGTTAGAGACTTTGCTAGTGTGGGCTTATTGTTTAGAGAAAATGATGAGTATTACTGGTTAACACATTCATTTATCAGACGTGAATTTTTAGAAACCACTCATTTAGAGCCTCCAATTGAACAATGGGCAGATGATGGCTTGTTAACAATTGTAGATGATGATGTGATTGATATTTCATATATCGTTAATTGGTTTATGCAACAACAAAGTAAATACAATTTAACTAAAGTGATATCAGATAATTTCAGAACCGATATTGTTAGACGACCATTTGAAGAGGCAGGTATACCATTAGAAGTGATCAAGAACCCAACTGCTATACATGGTTTGCTTGCACCTAGAATTGACACCATGTTTGCTAAGAAACAAATTACCTTTGGGGACAATCCATTGATGAGATGGTCCACCAACAATGTGGCAGTCAAAATGCAGCCAGATGGTAGTAAGAAATACATCAAAAAAGATGAAGTTAGACGTAAAACTGATGGTTTCCATGCCATGTTACACGCGCTTTATCGTGCAGATGAGATATTAGAGTATGATCAACCGTTTATTATGGCAGATATTAGCTTTTAGGAGGTGAGATTTTGAGTATATTCGATAGAATTATGGGAAGAAACGAAGCAATCGAGTTTAGTTACGACTTTGAATTGTTACATGAAACTTCTCACAAAGCTTACATAAAAAGGTGGGCATTAGATACGTGTATAAATCATATAGCTAGAACAATTAGTCAAACTAAATTTGAAATTATCGATAGTGAAAGTAAAGATACATCTTCAACAACCCACTATAAATTGAATGTTAGGCCAAATACCGATGAAAGTGCTGCAACATTTTGGCAAAAGGTAATACGAAAGTTGATTTATGATAATGAAGTGTTAATTGTTGTTACTGATTCAAAGGATTTAGTTATTGCAGATGATTTTGTGAGAGAAGAATACGCACTCTATGACGACATATTTGACCACATCATTGTAGGAGAGTTCGAGTTTGAACGTTCATTTAGAATGAGTGAAGTGATATACCTTGAATACAACAATGAAGCAATTACAAACATGTTATATGGCTTGTTTAATGATTATGGAGATATCTTTGGTCGCATGATTAAGTCTAATTTAATGAACAACCAGATAAGAGCTACCTTAGGTATGGAGGCTAATACACCATTAACCAACGCAAGTAACGATGATATGCAGAGATTTATTAATAATGCATATAAAGCCTTTGAAAGTAATGACATAGCTATTGTTCCAGTTCAAAAAGGTTATAAATATGAAGAACATTCAAACGGTAATGGTACGAAAACATCATCACAAATTGATGATATGGCTAAAGTACCTAATCAGTTATTAAATTATGTAGCTAGAAACCTTGGAATTCCAGTTGGATTGATTAATGGGGATACGGCAGACATAGAAGCTATGACTGATAACTATATGAAGTTCTGTATTAAACCTATTATTGAAAAAATTACTGATGAATTGAACGCTAAATTGTTTAGTGAGCGTGGATATAAAGAAGGAAAACGAATCAAAGCGATAAGTATAGATCAAAAAGGACCACTTGAAGTGAGTGAAGCAGTAGACAAACTCATTGCAAGTGGTTCTTTCAATAGAGATGAAATAAGAGTGCTTACAGGCTTTGAACCTATCGGAAGTGAAGAAATGCAGAAATTTATTATCACTAAAAATTATCAAACCGTTGATGAGGAAACTACAGGTAATGAAGGAGGTGATATAAATGGCGAATAATGAAATTGACATCTATGGCTTTATAGACAGTCAAACAATCGAAGGCATGACGATTAGCCCCCAGACTGTAAGAGAACAATTAAAAGCAATGGGTGATGTTGATGAAGTCGTTGTAAACATTAATAGTAACGGTGGAGATGTTTTCAGTGGTGTAACGATTTATAACATGTTAAGGCGTTTTGATGCTCATATTACTGTCAATGTTGACGGACTTGCTGCAAGTATTGCCTCTGTGATTGCAATGGCAGGTGACACGATTAATATGCCGGGTAACGCCATGTTAATGGTACATAATGCTTGGACAATTGGTGAAGGTGATGCTAGAAGTTTTAAAAAGCAAGCCGAAGATTTAGAAAGAATTAACAGTGTTGTGTTTAACAGTTATGTCGATAAGAACCCTGACATCGACCATGCGCTTCTTCAAGATTATATGGATGAAGAAACATGGCTAACAGCTAAAGAGGCTAAAAAACTAGGTTTAATCGACAATATTACTGAAAATTCAAGAGTTGCAGCTGCAACCACATCAACAATCTTGGGAGGTGACAAATTCATGACTAGATATCGTAACGAAGATCCACAACAACCGGGACAACAAAAAGAATCAAGCGAAATTACTGTCGAAGATGTAATGGATAAACTTGAAGAAATTTTAGCAGAAGTTAAAAAAGGTAATAACAAAGGTTCGGAAGAAACTGAAAAACAAACGGAAAGTAAACCTGCAGAAAACAGTTTTGCACGTTTATTCAATATGAATATTAAATAATAAAGGAGAATTTAATTATGGCAATTGACTTAGAAAATCGAGAAGAGTTTCAAAACTCTCAACAATTATTAAAAGAGTTTTCGAATATGAGTTCTAAAGCTTCTGATGAAGAAGTGAAAGAAAAATACACAGAATATATGAATGCTTATTCTGAAGAATTAGCAAACGCTATTCGTAAAGACATGAAACAAGAACAAGGTGACAACGCAGTATTAAATGCGCGTAATGTTAACCGTTTAACTAACGAAGAAAAGAAATTCTACAACGCATTAGTTTCAGAAGACCATGTAAACACTGATACTAACTGGAAAGATGGAGAATTATTACCTGAAACAGTGATTGACCGAATTTTTGAAGATATCGAAACTGAACACCCATTATTGAAACATATCACAATTCAACGTACTGGATTACGTGCACGTGTGATTCGTTCAGTACCAGAAGGTCAAGTTGTTTGGGGTCCAGTGTTCTCAGAAATTAAAGGTCAATTAGAGGCTTCATTCTTTGAACAAGACGTTACTTTAGGTAAAGCAACTGCATTTGTTGTAGTACCAAAAGATTTAAAAGATGCAGGTGTGCAATGGGTTGATCGTTATGTACGTGCACAAATCAAAGAAGCTTTCGCAATAGCAATTGAAAAAACTGCTATTCAAGGTTTAGGTGCTGCTAAAAACCAACCAGTAGGATTAATGAATGAAATTAATCGTACAAACGGTGCGGTATCAGAAAAAACTTCTGCAGGAACATTAACATTAGCTGATGCAGAAACATCAATTAAAGAAATTGGTAACATTATCAAAAACTTATCAATTAAAGAATACTATGATAAAGACGGTAATGTTAAACGTTCTAAAGGTGCTAGCGTATTAAATAACGTTGTTATTGCGTTAAACCCTGCAGACTATATCTACACTGGTATTGCATTCATGCAATTACACAATGGCCAATTTGTAAGTCCGGTTCCATTTAACGTGACGTTCGAGCAGTCTGAATTTGTACCTCAAGGTAAAGCAGTAGCATTCGATAAAACACGTTATAACTTCTATGCAGGTAGCGAAGTCATCGTACGTGAGTTTGACCAAACACTAGCATTAGAAGATATGGACTTATATACTGCAAAGCAGTTCTTATATGCTGAACCGGATGATAACAAAACTTCATTCGTATATGATGTTGATTTCAGTTCATTCGGTGCGCCTACATCAACTGGCGCTGCAGCAACTGAGCCGACAGCATAGGAGGTGTATATAATGGCCAATTATAAAGTGTTAAAAAACTACAACGATAAGCAATTAGAAAAGTCTCTTAAAGCAGGAGACAAGGTAGAAATGACAGTGAAACGTGCAGATGAAGTTGAAAAAACTTTGTCTGCAAATGGTTTTAAAGGACCTTTCTTAGAACGAGTTAGAGAATCGAAGTGATTTAAATGATTACTGATACGCATGTGGAAGAATTCAAAAATCGTAATAGAATTTTTTATGATATCGAAGATGATCGTATTAAAAACGATTTAGGGATGTCTTATGAAGATATCAAAGCAAAATGTGGGGACTTCGATATGCAACAATCCTCATTAGGTCGTGAATTAGTTTATGAACGTACAAGATATGTATTCAACGATAAACTAGAGGAATTCCATAATAATTTTTTATCTAGTATTGTTCAATTTCAAATCGTGAACATGGAGGTGTCAGATGATGGTACTACAACGTAATGAATTTGTGACTGGTGGCGACATGAGAACGCCAGTTGCATTTTATAAAGCAACACCGATAGACGACTTTTTTCCTGGTGAAACTGTGGAAGAGGTCGTTTTTAAGTGTTTTGCTAATGTTTATCAACCATCACAGAAAGATTTGGATATGACGAACAATCAAGCTAGTTTAACTATGGTTACGTATCACCCTATTAATATAGAAATTACTGATGATATGTATTTTGAAATTCAACTACCGCAATATAGGAATAAAAAATACAATATTCAACAAGTCTTTGATGATACAGATAACCATAGGAACATTAAGATTATTGGGAAGATTTCAGAATGAGCGTAGACGTTAAAGGTGTTCACCAAATGCTTAGGCAGATTGGCGAAAAGTACGGAGAAACCCAAATGCTCAAAGCTCAAGATAAAGCATTGAACAAAGGCTCTAAATACTTTGTAGGTGTGTTGAAAGCGAATTTTGAAGTGTTCCGTGATACAGGTGCAAGTATTCATGAAGTTTCAGTTACTGACCCTTATTATGTTCACGGGAAAACAAGAATGGTTAAAGTTCACTGGCATGGTTCAATGAATCGATATGCGATTATACATTTAAACGAATGGGGAACAATTAAAAACCCAAACCCAAGAGGTAAAGGTGCAATTGCTAGAACAATGTTTATGACTCAACGACCATTCAGAGAAATTATAAAGCAATCATTGGAAGGAGACTTGTAAATGTTTGATATGTTGAAAACTTTAAAAAAATATCTATTGAACAATGCAACAATTGCTCAACATTGTACAGGTCGAATTCGAGCTTACACATATGACGAGACGGCAGATAGGTCGAATCATTATATATTGATTGACCCTCTTGTGTCCCCACAACCTGAAACCTACGCAAGTGATATTAATTTAACAACCGAATATCTATATCAAATTGATGTTCGTGGTCCTAATTATGATGTGGTTAAACTTCTACAAGAAGAGATCCGTCAAACCTTATGGTCAATAGGATTTAAACAAGTGGATGGAACTGATGAATATGACACAGATTTAAAACTGTATATGGATGCACGACGCTACCGTGGAAATCCTTATACGATAGATGGTTTAAGACATATAGATAAAAATATTTAATTGATTAGCCTTTCGTGAGAAACGAAGGGCTATTTTAATGCAAAAATTTAAGGAGGATATTTAAATGGGTAGATATAATGCCGCTACAGGTTTAGGAAAAATGTACTATGCAGTATTACAAGAAGAAAGTGATGGAACAGTTAAAACATCAGGTATTAAAGAAGTTGATTATGTTCAAGAGCTTTCTATTGAATTTGGTGAAGAATTAGAAAAAGCTTATGGTTCTAACAAGGTTGCTGAGATTGCAAAATCAGCAGGTGAAACACAATTATCTTTAACTTTCCATAAACTGCCAATTGATGTTCAAAAAGACTTATTAGGATTAATTGAACACGAAACAAATAAAACAGTTTATGGCTTTGGTAAATCAACTGGTATTACTTATACAGCCGTAGCTATCCCACGTACAATGGAAGATGGCTCTCAAGAGTGGTTTGGATTATCAAAAGGTGTATTCACACGTCCAAACAAAGAAGGACAAACTAAAGAAGATGGTGTTGAATTCGGTTCAGATGAAATCGAAGGTCAATTCATGGAACGTAAAGTTGATGGATTCGATGAAGAGTTAGCAGTGGTTATGGCTTACGATGACCAAGGTAAAACTGAAGGTCGTGACACGATTTTCAATTCAATTTTCGGTAAAACGTTTGATACAGTTCAAACAACAGCTGAACCTTTAACTACATCAACATCTTCTGATGGTACTGCAAGTGAACCTACTACAGATGCAGAAGCAACTGAACCAACAGCATAATTGATTTATAGACGACTTCGGTCGTCTATTTTTGTATACAAAAATAAAAACTAATTATTCGGTCTAACAGAAAACCCGATGAAAAGGAGAATATAAATTATGGCAGTTAAGAAATTTATTGAATTATACGATGAAAATGGAGAAGTAAAAAAATATCATGCACCTGCTTTTATTAAAGGTAGTGTTGCACGTAAAGGTTTCAATTTAGGTAAAGAATTCCAAAAATTAGAACAAGATGGCGGCGAATTTGACGATAACTTACTAGACAAATTATATAGCTTTATTGCAAATGACTTATATGACGGTCAATTCACCGCAGAAGAGTTTGAAGATGGGATTGATGCACGTGAAGTTATCACGGTTGCAATGGAACAATTAGGCGGTATCTTAGGTGACGAGGGAAAGACAATGAAATAGATGACTCTCGTTTAAAGCCCGAAGATTTCACTTATGAAAAACAATCAGAATATCTTGATACGCTTTATAAAGAGTTGATGGAAAATGGTTGGAAAATGCCTGAGATTGACAACACAGATATTTATCAGTTACTTCGCATTATGAATAATAAGAAGAAATCTAAAACGAAGAAAGTTGGTAAGAACGAGAGCCTAATTGGAGCTATAACAGGTAAAGACCCTAGAGCTTCAAGCTAGGCTCTCTTTTTTTATTTCTAAAGAAAGGAGAGTGAGTTGAATGGCAGATGAAATTAAAGGTTTTACGATTGATTTAGGCCTAGATACATCAGATATTGATCGCGGTATGGCAAATTTAAAGCGTAAGTTACAAACTACTGATGCAGAAATGAAAAAGAACCTTTCAAGTTTCGATAAAGCCGAAAAATCAGTAGAAAAATACGAAACTGAAATTGAAGGTCTCAACAAAACACTTACTCAACAAGGTAGAGCGAGTGAACAAGCACAGAAGAAGTTAGATCAGTTAAGACGTGCACAAGAAACCATGTCAGATAAGCTTGAAGAATCGGCACGTAACGCTCAAAAAGCTAAAAAAAGTTATGAGACTTTAGCTAATTCATATGATAAGTTGAACAATGAGTTGAAAGAGCATAAAGCGAACGTAAAATCTGCACAAGAAACACAAAAACAAATGCAGAATACAGTGACAGCATTGAGTGCTAAGATGAAGAATGCTAAAAGCTCTGTCGATAGTTTGCAATCTGAATTCAATGAATTAAGTAAATCTGGTAAAGCAAGTAAACAAGAGCTAACGGCATTAGGTAATCAGTTAACTAAAGCTAAAACGCAATATGCGAGTCTTTCAAAATCTGTAGATAGTGCTAAACGCGATTTAAATGAGTCTAAAATAGCAACGGCTAACGCTAAGAATGAATTACAAAATTTTAGTAAAGCAAATCAACAAGCGATGGCAAGTGCAAAATCTGCAATGGATACGGCTAAGAAAGAAGCGAACGCAGCAGAACAATCTTACGCCAGTTTAAATCGTGAAGTTGGTCAACTACCTGCGAAATTAGACAGAGCCGAAAAAGAAGTTTATCAACAAGCAATGGCTTACAATGTTCTACAAAATAGAATAGATGAAACAACATCTGAACTGAAAGAATTCCAAAGAGAACAAACGAAGTTCTTTGGCGTGGGACCTGCATTAACAGCTATGGCTCAACGTTGGGAAGAAGTCAACGCTAAAATAAATAAGATAGGTAATAGCTTTAGAAACGTTGGATATGTTGTGAATGGTATTGGCTTTGGTGGTTTAATATCAAATATTAGTACCATCATTCCAATAGCGGGAAGTGCTGTAAGTGCGTTGTCTGGTATTGGTGGCGCTGCAACTGCTGCTGCAGGTGGTGCTATTGGGCTTGGTGGTGCTTATGGTGTAGCACTAGGTGCAGTAACTGCATTTAGTGGCCAAGCTACAACTGCGTTGAAGATGCTTGAAGATGGTGAATTGAGAGCAACTGCAGAAGTAAGAAACTATCAATCAGTCTTAAGTAGATTGCAAAATCAATGGAAAGGTTTAGTGCAAGCTAATCAAGCAGATATCTTTAATACTATGGCTAATGGTATTAATATCGCTAAGATTGCGTTAACAAGACTTACACCATTCATTTCAAAAACGACAAGTCAAATAGCACAAGCATCTGCTAGAATGCGTGATTGGGTTAACTCATCTAATAATGCAAACAATGCATTCAAACTCATTAATAATATAGGTCCGCCGATATTCCAAAACTTATTAAATGCAGCAATGAAAGTGGGAGACGGGATCACCCACATGTTTACACAGTTTGGACCATTATTTACATGGACAGGTAAAGGTATTGAAAGTCTAGCTAATAAATTTAATGCTTGGGCAAATAGCACAAGTACAGATAAAGGTATAGCTCAATTCATTCAATACACTAAAACGAACTTGCCAATTGTTGGTCAAATTTTTGGTAATGTGTTTAGTGGTATTATCAGTTTATTTAGTGCTTTTAGTGGTCATTCACATAATGTGCTAGTAGGCATGCAAGGTGTGACACAATCATTTAAAGATTGGGCGGCGAACTTAAAAAACACAGAAGGTTTTAAAAACTTCTTAAAATACTTAGAGTCGAATGGTCCAGTTGTTTGGCAATTACTTAAAAATATTGGATCTATTATTGTAGGATTGATTAAAGGTATGGCACCAGTTGGCGCAGTAATGTTAAGAATAACTACTGCATTGACAGGGTTTATCGCTAAAGGTGCTACGGCTAACAATACAATGGGACTAATGACAGGTGTCTTAACAGCCGTCGGTGGTGCATTAGCTGCAATTCTACCAATGTGGGGAGTATATAGAACAGTAGTTGGTGGCGCCTCGTTGGTAACAGGTGCATATAATGCTATAGTAAATGTAACGAAAACTTCGATGGCTATTTGGACAGGTGTTACACGAGCTCTTGCATTAGCACAAATATTAAATGCTAGAAACACTTCATTAGCAACCATAATGACAGGTAAATATTCTATTGCTACAAAAATGGCAGCGTTAACTACTCGAGGTTTGGGTCTAGCTATTGGGTTTATGACAGGTCCAATCGGTATAGTTATTACTGCTATTAGCGCTTTAGTCGCGGGTATTATATATCTATGGAAAAATAATGAAACTTTCCGTAATTTCGTTATCTCTGCTTGGAATGCCATAAAAAATACTGCTATATCTGTGTTTGGATTCCTTAAACCTTACATCATCGGTGTTTGGAATGGAATTAAAACGGCATCAATGATTATATGGGGATTAATGAAAACATCAGCCACATTAGCATGGAATGCTATTAAAATGGCCGTACTACATCCAATTCAATCATTAAAACTAGTTATCACTGCAGTATGGAATGCCATTAAAATGGGCGCAATTCTCGCATGGACTGGTATCAAGACTGTGGTTATGTTAATAATTCAAGGTTGGCTTACTGCCGTTAAAATTTATTTCGGCATATGGAAGACAGTCATTACTGCAGTGTGGAATGGTATTAAATATGTATCAATTGCTATTTGGAATGCCATAAAAAATGGTGTAATGGCGATTATTAGAGTTTGGTTTACTATGATGAAAGCGTCCTTTGCAATGTGGAAAGCCGTAATTACTGCGGTATGGAATGCAATTAAAACTGTTTCGATAGCAATATGGAACTCTATTAAGAACAGTGTATTGGCTATTATTCGTGCTTTCATTGCAGGAGCAAAAGCCATTATTGGTGGTTTAAAAGTATTTGTTACAAGCGCTTGGAACGTTATAAAAAGCGTCTCTATACGTGTATGGAATGCTATAAAAAATAGTGTGATTGGAGCAGTTCGTGCACTTTCAAATGGCGTTCGTAAAATCATTGGCGCTTTAAGAAGTTGGATTATAGCAGCGTGGAATTACATAAAGAATAAAGTCGTTGCATTAGCAAAAGCATTAGGTGCAGGAGTAAAAAGAGCTTTCACAAGTTTATCAGGTGTAGTTAAAAAGATATTTACTGGTATTCGAAACTTTACAGTCAAAGTATGGACTTATATTAAGAATAAGGTTATTGCTTTAGCTAAAGGCCTTTATAATGGTGTAAAACGTGCGTTTACAGGTACATGGAACTTTGTGAAACGTGTATTTAATAATATTAAAAATTTCTCTGTTAAAGTATGGAGTTATATTAAAAACAAAGTGCTTAGTTTTGCTAAAAGTTTATATAACGGAGTTAAACGCAACTTTACATCAACATGGAATATCACTAAAGCAATCTTTGGTAAACTACGTGGCTGGCTTACTAAGACTTGGAAAAATATCAAAAATTCTGTAGTAAGCCACGCAAAAGGTTTATGGAGTGGTGTTAAAGGAACGTGGAGTAGATTAAAAAGTGGTACAAGTAGCACATTTAGTAGAGTGAAAAGTGATACGATTTCTAAATGGAAAGGTATAAAAAATTCTGTTACTGGTCTTGCAAAAAGTTTATGGAGCAGTGTTAGAAATACATTTAGAAATATGGCCAGTGGATTAAAAACATTGATTGGTAGGATCAAAGGTCATATCGGTGGTATGGTCAGTGGAGTTAAAGGCGGATTAAACAAATTAATCAGTGGTGTTAACTGGGTAGCAGGTAAATTAGGCATGGATAAACTGCCTAAAATAAAATTGTCTACAGGTACTGAATCAACTCATACTCAAAACTATGTAACAAATGGCAAGTTGAACCGTAGTACACTAGCCACTGTGGGAGATAAAGGTAAAGGTAATGGTCCAGGTGGATTTAGACATGAAACTGTTATTCCACCGAAAGGTAAACCTTTCATCACTCCTGCTAAAGATACAACAATGCCGTTACAAAAAGGAACGCGTATCTTGAATGGTGCTCAAACTCACGCAATGTTGAATCGTCCACAATTCAATGATGGGACAATACCTAAATTTAGTATTGGTTCTATGTTAGGAAATGCTTTATCGTTCGGTAAAAAGCCTAAAAAAGCGAAACCTGAAAAGCATAATGATATTGCGCATACAGCCAAAGATAAATTGAGCGATGCTTGGGGTGCAACTAAAAAAGGTGTTTCCAATGCAGTAGAAACAGGTGCAGGTTGGGCTAAGTCTGCAGGAAAAGCCGTATCTAAAGCAGTTGGGGATGTTATGGAATGGATAGAGAAGCCTGGAAAACTACTTGACATTGTGTTCAGTAAGTTTGGCGTCAATCTAGATGCATTCGGTATTAGTAAAGCAGCAGAATTGCCGTACAATATGATGAAAGGCGTCTTTGGTAAGATGAAAAAAGCTGCTAAAGACTTAATTGGTGGTTGGTTAGAAGACGCGGGTGGTTCAGGTGACGGAAGTTATATTAAATATTTAAATAACATTACCACCCCGTACAGTCCTAATGGTCCACCTCCAGGTTATGCGTTTAGTTGGCCACATCCAGGTATTGATTTACCATACATTTATGAAAAAATACAGTCTACTTTAAGTGGTAAAGCTTATAACAAAGAAATGCCTGGTGGATTTGGTCATTATGTAGTTGTAAAATCTGGAGCTTTAGAAGCTTTTTACGGTCACTTAAGCAAACGCTATAAAAAGAATGGTGAAAGTGTTAAACCAGGTGACGTTTTAGGTGTTTCTGGTAACTCTGGCGCTTCTACAGGACCACATTTACACTATGAAATGCATAAAAATGGTAAACCGATAAATCCAGTAACTTGGCTCAAGAAAAACATGGGCGGCGGTAAATCAGGAGGCTCACGCGCTGCAAGTAAATGGCGCCCAGAAATTATTAAAGCTTTAAGAGCTAATGGATTACCGACAAGTAGCAATTATGTTAATGCTTGGATTAGACAAGTTCAATCAGAGTCTGGTGGTAATGCAGGAGCTAGACAACAAGTTCAAGACGTTAATAGTGGTCCGAATGCTGCAAGAGGATTATTACAAGTTATACCTACAACATTTGCAGCAAATAAATTGCCAGGTCATGGTAACATCATGAATGGTTTAGATAACGCTATGGCTGCAATCAATTATGCCAAAAAACGATATGGTAAATCAGGCATGTTACAAGTTATCGGTCATGGTCACGGTTACGCTACAGGAGGCTTAATCAAAAATGCAGGTTGGTATAACATCGCAGAAGGTGGATACCCTGAATGGGTAATACCAACTGATCCAAACCGTCGCACAGACGCTATGAAATTACTTGCACTTGCTGCTAAAGACATTCAAGGTTCTAAATCAAAAGGTAATAAACGACCAAGTGCATTTAGTAGTAAGAATGTATCAACTAATAACAACGATACTGAATTATTACTCAAAATGATTGAGGGACAACAACAACAGATTTCACTATTGATGCAACTTGCACGTAGCAATCAAGACATTGCAGACAAAGATTTTGAACCTGTCATTGATCAGTTTGCGAACGAACAACAAATTTTTAAAGGTATAGATAAATACGAAAGACAGAAATCAAGAAAAGCAAATTTTAAACCAGTGGGAGGTTAGATAATGCTTGATACAATAAAAGTAAATGATAAAACACTTCCATGGTTGATTGTTGAAAGAGGGTTTGAAATACCCTCTTTTAATTTTGCTATTGAAAGTGAAGAAATAGCTGGGAGACCAGGAAGCATTGTAAAAAGTAGAAATTTAAAAGAATATCGTTTTGAATTACCTCTTATCATACGTAACGATTATTTATCACATGGCGGTATGAAAAAGTTAGACGATGTGTTAAATGAAGTCGTACGATTTTTCAATTATGATGAACCAGTTAAGTTACAGTTCACATCTCAAGATTGGTATTGGAGTGCATATATAGAAGGACCCATCGAATTAGACAAAGACCGTATTGGTTTTTGGTCATTCAAGGTTAACGTTGTTTTAGCAGACCCTTACAAATACGCTGTTGAAGGTACCAAAAACACTGCCATTTCAGACCAAGTCAGTGCAGTTAGTACAGGAACCGCAGATAGTCCAGTAATTATTCAAGCAACAGCATTACAAAATGCAAGCTATTATATGATTACTAAGAACGATGAAGATTACTTCATGATTGGCGACGATGACTTGGATAAACCAGTTGAAGATTACACTCCAATTCTTTGGAATAATGAAATGCGTGCTTTTACAGGTTGGGGAAAACAATCAGGAAGCACTATCAATGATAATTACACAGGCGGTACCAATGGTGGTAGTTTTGAAATGAGTTCATCTAATGATGCATTTAAATTAAAACAAGATAGCATCACATCAACAACTGGTTGGAATGGCGCAGAATATAAACATAGTTTTGGTAAATCAGCACAAGATTTTGTTTCCACTTGTAAAATTCATGTGAATCAAAAAAATAAAGGCTCTACACATTGTGCTCAATACTTATATGATACAGACAATCGCCTAATTGCAAGTATCGGTTATAGAAATGCTAGAGCAAGCCAAGCAATTGGAAGTATTGTAATTACATTATTTGACCAGTTAGGCCAACAAAAGAAAATCTATGAATACACAAATCTACCTATGTTTTATAAATGGGAAGATATTGTTATATATATGCGTTTAGAACGTGTACGTACAACCTTTAAAATCAAAACATGGGAATATAAAGAGCTTGAATATCCTAAGCGTGTTATTCCAGTTGATGTAAATGAAAAACAATGGGAAGACAGTGGTAAATTTTATCAACGTCCTATCGCAGCAGTAAGTGTTTATATTGCAAAGAATGGTAGTTATAATCACATGCCTACGTACGTTTTAGGTAGTTATACTCATGAGAAGTTACCTAAACCACCTAAAGCACGTGACATGATAATCAAAAAAGGTGATGTGATTAACATTAATACACAAGATAAAACTGTGACGATTAATGAAGATCCGTCACTTGATTTAAAAACGTTTGGTAGTGATTTCTTCAACATTGACAGTGGTTATAATGAATGCATTATTTATCCAGAAAAAACTTTTGATACTACCGTTTATTGGCAAGATAGATATTTATAAGGAGGTGACGAATTGAAACATACAGGCATTCATATTTTAGATTTTAATGACAAAATTATTGATTATATTAGTCGTGATGACGGCGCATTATTAAATGCAGTGATGAGTACCAACGCCGAAGAAAAATCAGAAACATTCGATTTCACAATGTTAAATGATCGTGCTGAACATTTGCGTGAACGTAATCGTATTATTGCACAAGATAATAATGGTGTTTATCGTGAGTTCATTATTTCTCATGTGGTAGATAACTTTGATGGTACAACTGATGTAGAAAGTAATGCATCATATTTAGAAGATATCGATAAATCACGTCCAATTAAACCCGGGAAATATAGTTCGTATAGCACGTCTCAAGCCTTGAATGAGACGCTACGTAATACTGGTTGGGAAATGTCAGATGACACTGAACATGGTGGTATGAGAACAACATCATGGACATCTTATTCAACGCCGTATGAAGTTATTAACATGTTATGCACAACATACGGTATGGTGGCAGAATACTATATAGAACTCGGTTCACATACAGTTGAGCATAGATATGTAACGTTAAAGAAACCAGTTAGTCTATTTAAAGGTAAAGAAATCACTAAAGGTAAAGATTTAACAGGAATGACACGTACCGTTGATATGTCAGAAGTACGGACTGCATTATATGCGATTGGTCCTGAAAACGACACTGGACAACGATTAGAAAAAATAGTTACAGACGATGACGCTCAGGCACAGTTTGGATTGCCTGGGCGTTACTTATGGAGTGTGTATGAACCAGAATCAGACGATAGCAATATGACTGATGAGCGTTTAACCACGCTTGCTAAAACTGAACTTAACAAGCGTAATAAATCGGCAATCAGTTATGAAATCACTTCTACAGATATTCATAGACACTATCCAGAAATGGTTGTATCCCTCCACGACACAGTACGTATTAAAGATAGAGATTTCAGACCACCGCTTTATATAGAAGCAGAAGTCATCGGCGTTGATTACAACTTACTCACTGATGAAAGTAACTATAAATTCGGCAACGTAGTTGAATATGAAGAAAATAACTTAAGAGATATATTCAATAAAAAACTTGCCGATATAAGTAAGAAATTGAATGATAATGTGAGTAATGTTAATACGATTGTTAAAGATGCAGTAGCAGGCCAATTAGAATACTTTGAACGTAAGATATTTAAACAAGATACGCCACCGGAAAATCCGGTTAACGATATGCTTTGGTACGATACGAGCAATCCAAATGTTGCAGTATTAAGACGATATTGGAACGGTGAATGGTTAAATGAAACTGTAGATGATGTTGAGAAAATTGGTGGTGTAACTAGGGAAAAAGCACTATACGATAGCATAAAAAATGCTTTTGAAAATCTATCAATCCAACATGCCAAATTAATGGATGAAACTTATGCGGTATTAAATAGCGAATATCTCGTTGATACAGATTTAAAAACAAAATTACAAACTGAATTAAATAATGTTGATGGTATCTATCAAAAAATCAATAGTGATTTAGGTTCTATCACAAGTGATACTGCCACTATAGGTACATTAATAGATATTCAAAGTCAATTTAGTTCTTATCGACAAAAGTTACAAAACTTGTATAAAGCTATGCGTAACGCTCAAATATCTGCAGATAAACGTTTGAAATTACTTCAATCACAATACACTGATGAGAAATTTAATGAAGCTATGAACAAAGTAGCAAGTAAGTTTGGTCTAACTGTAGATAATAATAACAATATGGTTGGCACACCGAATGTGATTGAAAAGGCAATACAAGTATCACGAGAAGATACTGCCCAACAGTTGAAAAGCTATGTAAAGAGTGTCGATTATCAAACGGATAAGAATGGTATTGTTGAGCGATTAGATAGTGCTGATAGTGAACGTAAGCAGTTAAATAATTTAATTAGCGATAAAGTCAGTTTGAGTGAGTACAAAAATATGACTATTGGTACAAGAAATTTAATTGCCAATAGCGAATTTTTAGCGGGATTAACATATTGGCGAAATGTTGGAGCTACTACACCCGCAAATTCTTATGATACAACTCTTACAGATATGCCAAATGGTTTTAAAAATGTAGCTATTTATGAAAGTAACGACGCTTCAAAAGAAAAAGGGATAGCTCAAGACAACTTATCTCTTGAGATCGGTAAAGAGTATGTATTGAGTGCTTGGGTTAAAATTTTAAATGGCGCACCGACATTCAGGTTGCAAGCAGGTAAAACGAAATGGATTAATCAAAATTTTGAAGGCAATAACACATGGCAAAGATACGAGTTTGTATTTACTGCTTATGAATCGCCAATGAACATCTATATTTTAAAACCTAATAACATAGTAGACTCTAAAGTTGCTATTACCGGAGTTCAACTCGTTCAGGGTAATAAAAATACGGATTGGAAAGCTTCAGATAAAGACACCGACACAAAACTAACCAACATGACGACCTCTATTACACAAAATGGTCAAGATATTCAACAAAGAGCGACTAAAGAAGAATTTAATGCTAGTAAGAAAGCGTTAAGCAAAACAATTAGTGATTTCACAAACAATGTGGCTACAGGTATGACATTCACATATGACGAAAATGGCGCAATTCAATTAATGAATATTGGTAGTGACGGTATCAAGTTGAAAGGCGATAAAGTCGATATCACAGTGAATAAAGATTTTAACGTGGTCACTCAAAATTTAAATAATAAAGTGGGTAAAGATGAAGTTATTAACCGAATAAACTTATCTAATGAAGGTTTAGATATCAATGTAAACAAGTTAGGTATTGTTGGTGGCGACAGTACAAATTCATTAACGATTAGAAATAATCAAGTTTTATCACGTGGGAAATACTCTCGTACTTGGTCGGGGGTTACGGATACACCAAATGCAACCGTTGGGATTCGTAACGGTTATATTATGAGTTCTAATGAAGATACGGGCTATAACCTGTATATGACGGAAAAAGGTTTATCCACAATGATGAGTGGTGGATTAGGTTCCGAACAAGCGGGTGCTTTAGAATTTCATTATGATTTAATGAATGACCGTTCACGTGGTGTAAGATTGAGTTCAACTTACGGCGTTGTATTCTTACAATCTGAACAAAGTCGTATTTATACTAGATCACGTTTTACAACAAACATTGAAACATGGGAAGGTTCTATTTATTTAAGACCATGGACAGGTGGACGTGTCGGAGCTAATGAATTTTCATTCTATATAAAACAAAACGACACCCCGCAATTTACTGACGGTGTTTTACTATTCGGAGAAATAAGTAACGAAACAAACATACCTGGATACGGTAATGCAGGTTCTGGTATTAGATTTAGAAAAGCTGGTATGCCAACAGAAACATATGGTGATTATGAGCCTATTGTATATGCTACAAATAATCAAGGTGATATCGGTAGTGGTAGTTTCTATGCAAATCGATTATATGGAGATTGGACATCTAAAGCCGATAACTTATATGCAAATGTTAAAGATAAACTAAGAATTACTGATATCAAAGGCTACAATAACGGAAGTCCTAATTATAAAGATTTACAGTGCAGAGATATTCAATCTAATTCAATAAGACTTAATGATACGGATGGTAAAGACTTTTATATTGGGGTTTCGACAAATGAGTTGCGTGTAACGAATAATCTGTTTTGGAATGGTGGAAACGTCGGATATCGAGATATTCATTGTAAAGATGTTATTTCAGAAGGAACTGTTTACTATACTAATGGTTTTGCCAAAAAATCATCAGAACAATATAAAGAAAATATTAAAAAATGGAGTTTCAATGCAACAGAGTCAATCAAAAATACTGAATTATATCAATTCAATTATATTAATGATGAAAGTAAAACATTGCAACATGGTGTAGTTATAGAAAGAGAAACGCCACAACATTTTATTAGTGATCAGGGTGATAGCGTCAATTCTGATGAAATATTATACACAACAATGAAAGCATTAAAAGAACAAATTATACGTAACGATGCATTAGAAAGAAGAATTGAAAAACTGGAGGAACAAATCAATGGAAAATAATAATCAAGGATTACAAGCTAATCCACAATTAACAATTAATTACCTTACACAGGAAGTGGCAAGACTAACGCAAGAAAACGCAATGTTAAAAGCAATCATACAAGAACAAAATTCAGAAAGTGCCGAAGAAGAGTAATCTTTGGCACTATTTTTATACAAAAAATTAGGAGGAATTTATTATGACAAACGAAGTAGTAAATAGAAAAGAAAATTATATTTTGGTACAGGTATCACCAGAAGGAGAAGAAGCAGTTTTAAATCTAGACTATAGAGGGCAGTTTTCTTCTACGCCAATTTCATCACAAGCTTATAAGATTGATGACTTATCAAAAGCACAGAAGTTGGCTTCAAGATTGAGTGATTTAAATAAGATGAATTATGAGTTTGGTATCGTTACAAGATTATATGTAGTTAAAGTAGCAAAGCAAGTTGTTGATGTTACTTATACTGATACAGATGTAGTGGAATAGGAGTGGCTTTATGAAAAAAACTTACTTTGATTACATCCATAAAGTTATTCTGTATATGGGTATTGGAATTTTGATGTTCGAAAGAGGTTTCTTTTGGGCAAAAGAACAAGAAGATATATTAGACGATTCACAGTTCTATGTAGCACTTCATAACATCATGCCTATTTGGGTATGGGGAATTCTTGGTATGGTATTTAGTTTAATGTTGATCATCGCTCCTTTTTTCTTACCTAAAAGAGAAATGAATAATACTTTTAATTATTTAATTATGTTGGGCGGTGCAGGTAATGGTTTGTTCTACTTCTTAATGACATCGGCAAGTATATTTCATGCTATTAATTGGCTTACACCATTGCAATTTTCCACACTTGCAGTGCTAAATTTTATAATTTGTGTGCTTGGAGTGATAGGCATTGTCCGAAAACGATGAAAAATATGTGTTGCGACATGAATGGGAGCGTAACACAGGTAAGATATATGAAAAAATCAACGAGAACGATAGAAAACACACAGAGGCAATTAATAATTTGAATAACAAAGTGGATAAACAAACGGTAATTCAAGAACAAACCTATGAATCACAAAAGAAACAAGAAAGTCATTTAGAAAAGATTAGTGATAAAATGACAGATTTCGTATCAGAAGTTAACGACTTGAGGTATGAAGTTAAAGGTCACGACGAACAAATAAAAAGTTTCAGTCAAATATTAACTAAAAAACAAACATTCAATGTAGGTATAGCTACTGCAATTGTAACAGGTATATTTGGTTTATTATCTGCAGCAATTGGACTAGCACCTATATTATTTAAGTAAAGTCGGCGCTATGCGTCGGCTTTTTATTTTTAAGGAGTTGAAGTAATGGAAAATGTATTAAATTTAAATGATTCAAATGATGGTAACCGTATTAAACAAGGTGACCTATCACACATGAGATACATCTTAACTGATTCTAACAATGATGATTTAAAGCTTAACGATAAACCTGCAAAAGTTTACTTAACTGATTCGACAGGTGTCAAATATATCTACGATACGACAGTTAAGCAATCAGACAATGCTTATGTGTGCGATGTAGTGATTAATCAAATCATACCTGCAGGCACATATACATTAGAAATATGGGTCGATAATCGCTATGTATTCCCGTCTGATACTAAAACAAAAATACAAGTGACTGAGAGTGTCATTGGTCGTCAGATAGTTAATGTAGAAACACATAACTTATGGGACGAGATTTTAGAATACGGAGTTAAGAATGGCATGTTTAAACAAGACAGTGGTTCTGATTTCGTTATAGGCAATCAACCACCTACTGATAAAAATAAAATTTGGATAGATACGGGAGTGACTAAATAATGGAAGGTATGACAAATGGCGTTTTAAAATTTTATGATGAGAAAACAGAAAATTGGGTAGTAGTTGAAACAGAGCCAATCGCAGAGAAAGTCGTAGAAATTATGCGTGATGATTGGTTATCACATAAAGGGCAACTTGAATGTTGGTTGTTGAAATATACAACTGAAGATGATGAAAATGTACCCGAACCAATTTATGTAGCTTTATTTGTCGATAGTGAATCAGTTAAAAACTATGACAAAGATACATTAGAATATTTCTTTAAGGATTATATTAATAATTTATCAAACAAGAAAAATTTCAAACTCAACAACTTTATTAAAGAAATGGAAGATACAAAAGTGGTTTTACCACAACAATTTAATGTAGAAATCAATATGCACATTAACGACCCGGAAATGACAATGCTTTTAAAAGAACATAATAATATCACTGATAACTCAACTGTTACTGATGTGTTAATCAATAATACAGGTTCACTCATTGCAAGCTACATTTACAATGGACATGCAATTCCAGAAAAACAATACACTCACAAAGCTAACCTTTAAGGTTGGTTTTTTATTTTACTCAAAAGGAGATAATCAAATGACTTCAGATAAATTAAAACAATATATTGGCTTATTTGGTGGTATGTTAGGGGCTTTATACCTTGCATTAAAAGCAAGTGGAATCGAAGTTCCTTTTTTAATGCCCGATAAATTAGACGCATGGCAAAACTTCGCTACGTCAATAGTACCTTTTGTAATTGCGATATATGGCGTCTATAAAAACACATATATTATTCACTCGCATTCAAAAGCGCAAGAAGAATACTTAAAAGAAAATAATTTAAAATAGGAGTGTTATCAATGGCTACAGAGAATTGGAAAGGTGTTAAAGTAAGATATCAATTACTAACAAAAGAAACGCGCCGATATGGCGAAACAATGGATGGTGGAAAACCACAATTCATCGTTGCACATGATACTGGTAATATTAATACAACTGCTCAATCGAATGTGACCTATTATGAAAACACTTATAATATACCTTGGAATAACGTAGCTAGCGCTCATATATTCGTTGACGATAAAGAATGTATCATTTGTATACCAACAACAGAGAAAGCTTGGCACGTGCTTTATGACGCGCCTACAGATAACATTTGGTACAACAAAGACGCTAACGATGTAGCGATAGGTGTTGAAATATGTTATTTCAGTGATAGAGAACGTAGTAGAAAAGCATTAGATAACGGCGCTAGAGTATTAGCATATCTTGCAGAGTATTGGCATATTGATTACAAAACTAGAATGCCAGGACATCAAGATATTCAAGCTGATAAACAAGATCCAGGCAATGCATTAGAGGCGTCGGGATATGGTAGAAATACATCAAATCTTGATAAGTTAGTAGCTAAATACTACAAACAAAACGTAAAAGTTAAAGCTACACCAGTGAAAGTAGAAAAAGGCTCGACATCATTTACACGTGAAGAATTCGTAAAATGGTTAAAATCTACAGTAGGTAAACAATATGATTATGATTTATACGCTGCTTTTCAATGTGTTGATTATGCAAACGTAGGTTGGGACAAATTATTTGGTCATGGTCTTAAAGGTAATGGAGCGAAAGATATTCCTTTTAATGATTATAATAAAGATAAGTTTAAAAATGAGGCTACAGTATATAAAAACACACCTAGTTTTTTAGCTAAACCAGGAGATTTAGTCGTTTGGGGAGAACAAATGGGCTATGGTTGGGGTCATGTAGCTTGGGTCGTTGAGGCTACACTTGACTACATCGTTGTACTTGAGCAAAATTGGCTAGGTGGTGGTTGGACAAGTGGACCAATCAATAATGGAACTGGTTGGGAAACGGTCACACGTCGTAAACACGAATACGACACACAAATGTGGTTTATACGTCCTAAATTTAGTAACAAGAAAGCAGAATCTAAATTACTCAAAAAATCAAAAGAGAAAAAGAAAGAAAAACAGATCACATGGAATTGGAAGGGTAGATTTACTACTAATACAACAATCAAAGTAAGACGTAGTCCAAGCTTGAAGGGGTCTGTAGTTCCGAGTTCTGATTGGTTGTTATCTAATCAATGGGTAGACTTCGTTAGTATTACAAAAAAAGATGGCTATTGGTGGGCGAAATTCAAATATCCTACTAATCCATCATCAGGTTATTTCTACTGTGCATTATGTAAGATAACGGATAAGCAAGAAAGAATTAAAAAAGAGAAGTATTGGGGTTCCATTAAGTGGAAATAATATGTTACATTATATACATGGATTTAAATCCAGTTTAGTTATAAGATGTTTTAGATAGTTACTTTTTTCTCTATTCAGAGGTAGTCGTGGGGACTACCTCTTTTTTTGTGTAAAAAATAGTAATGTGGTTTCGTTAAGTGGAAATAATATGTTATGCTATTTATGGATTTCAATCCAGTTTAGTTATAAGATATTTTATATTCATATTTTTTCTCTTTTTAGGGCAGCCCTTTCGGCTGTCCTATTTTTTTGTTAAAATGTAAATGGGTACCAACAAGTCCTTTGGATTTCGCTTGGGAGACACTGGAAAGGGGTAGTCCTAGTGACTGCCCTGTTTTTTTGTGTTATGATGTACATTACATGCTATAAAATTATCAATGCTGTTTTAAATTCATGAATTGTTATGTTCCTAATAACCACCTATGCATGTCACTGGGTGGTATTATTATGTTACAATATGAGAACATGCATCAAAATTATGAAACGACAGAAATTTCAAAAACTGAAAAATCCATCTAACCGTCTATGCATGCCACTGGACGGTTTTTTTATTTGACTTTATATAAAACAATGTGTATTATTATGGTTAGAAAGAGATGTGTATGTTTGCTGACAATTAATGTATAACTTGATACGTTATTATCAGTTTTTGTAGGGCGGTCTTAAAGATCGTCCTTTTTTAGTTCTAATATAATTGCTAAACGCGTTATAATTAACTACAAATTGCGGTACATATTTGAGGAGTGTACTTGAGGTAACTGTTGCGACGGTTGCCTTATTTTTTATGCCTAAAAAATGTTGCCAAATGGCAAAATAATTGTTGACTTATTGCCAGTTGGCAATTATAATATAAATATAAAGTAATCGAGGAGGAAAAATAAAATGTTAAATATATATTCTGAATTCAAACAATGGGCTAAAGAAAGCAGTAAATGGTTTATGGATACAAAAGATTGGTTTAAATTCGAGACGGAAAATAAAAGTTTCTATGTGTTCCCTGCAGATAACGGAGATACTATTGAGATTGAAACTTATGAAAAAGGCGGTTCTTTCGTAGGTTCAAGTAGAAACCTACCTGCAGTTTCTTGGGCTATCAATTACACTAAAGAAATGGAGAACGAATAATGAGAAAAGAAATTCGAGATCTATTGAATAGCAATATCACATCATATGAGATTTCAAAAGAAACGGGTGTTTCTAATTCTGTAATATCCAGATTAAGAAATGGTGAACGTGAAATCGGCAAAGTTACACTTGAAACAGCCGAAAAATTATATGAATACGAAATGGATCGAATTGAAATGAATAAATTAACTTATGTAGTAGATATGCACAAACAAGATAAGACCTTAGAAATTATTACAAAAGAAGGAGAAAGTTTCTACTTGTATGAAATTAGTCCACAATGGTTTGATAAAAAAGATTACATTCTTGAATTAATTAAAGATGAAGATTTAAATTTGCATTTCGACGGCGAAGAAATCGAAGAACCAACACAATTTGATTACACAATTCAAGAGGTAAAAGACGAGTTAAATAACTTATAATATACCTTACGATAACGTCTTATCGATACTATATTCTACTAGTCACGTTCATAAGAGCGTGGTTTTTTATTCGTAAAAATGTTAGCATTATTATTGGAACTATTTAGTTCCACCTTCCAAAAATAGATCTTTCTAATATTTTGTCCGCGTTCTTTATTGAGCGCGGATTTTTTAGGGACTCGGGTCCCTAAAAAGTCCCTAAAAATTGGTTTTATATGGTGTGTTATTAATAGACAAAATAAAAAGAACCCCGTCGTTATGGGATTCTTAATTTTAAAAAGTGTTTAATTTTTGGTTATTAGCGTCCTGGGAGGGATTCGAACCCCCGACCGATGGCTTAGAAGGCCATTGCTCTATCCAGCTGAGCTACCAGGACATTTTTTAACACAAGAATTATTATAGCTAAATAATCAGTAATTAGCAATAGCTATGTTATAAAAAATGTTTATATTTTTCACTATAGTAGTGTTATTAAACATAAAATCAACTTAATGATCAATAAGTTAAAGGGACAAGGACTATTAAATTGAATGCAATTCAGTTTAGTGTGCCTAACTGTTCAATTTTGTAAGCGATTTTACAGTTTTGAGTTCTAATTGTCTAATTAAGAACAAATCTCCAAATAATTGCGTACAAGTTATATAGTATAGATAACAAAACGATAGATAAACAACACGATATCAATGACAACAGTTTTTGAAAGTAACTTTTGAACAATAAATATTAAGGAGTGTTTATCGTGGAAGGTTTAATCAAAGCAATTAAAGATACTGTTGAAGCTGGCGTTAATAACGACGGCGCAAAATTAGGAACAAGCATCGTAGGCATTGTAGAAAACGGTGTAGGTGTGTTAAGTAAACTATTCGGATTTTAATTATAAAAATATCTAAATAAAGGGAGTTTTGAATTATGACAAAATTAGCAGAAGCAATCGCAAACACAGTACAAGCGGCACAAGGACATGACGGCGCAAAATTAGGAACAAGCATTGTAAGCATCGTAGAA